TTAAATCTGATCGGCCAGGTCCACCTCCCAGATCTCCTGGGCCCCGTTGTCCCGGGTGTGCCAGCAGGCGCCCTCCAAAGGACCGTTCAGCGTATTGTCCAGGAAATACCAGTCGCCGGTACCGTCAGCCGGGTCGCACACGCGGCCATCCCAGCGGTGCCAGCCAGTGCACATATATCCATCCGGGTTGAACAGGTACCAGTGATGGTTGATCACGCACCACTGGTTCGCCGGATAACTGCCGTCCGTCCGCCGGTACCAATAGCCGATCCCGGTGCGGACCCAGCCCACTGCCGGCGCCCACGTCCGCATGAATGCCTCCGGGGTGCCGTAGGTCTGGATCAGCTGAGTGGGCGTGCTGCCCCAGTCCGGCAGGTACAGATGGGGCTTGTCCACAATACTGGACCAATCTCCGCCCCAGGCCAGGCCCAGGGACTTGGCAATGGCCGCGGCCCGTTCGAAGAGACCGGAGCTGTCGTTATAGCTGTCGTCGCTGGTCTTGCCGTCACCGTCCACGTCCATCATCAGAAAAAAGTCAAAGGCGATGCCCCACTGGTGCTGGGAGCGGTAGGATGTTCCCCTGGCATTGGTTACGATCTGACCGGGCTTGGTGCGGCCCTGGGCATAGAGTGCTTCCTGCTCTTCTACGGTTCGTAAGGTTTCCGCGATTCCCACGATAATTCCCTGTGCTGCGCAGGCCTGGATCCATTTGGCAGCCAGCTGCTGCAGGCGGGGATGACATAACGTAATATCTCTCATAGTGTTTACCTCCTTGTCCTATAATATGAAATAAGGCCCCGGGATGTCCCAGGGCCAAAAAATTGTGACGTTACAACCGTTGCGATATCGCAATCGCCTATTTCATGCCAGGTCCATGATCCGGGTCCTGGTCGTTGTTGTGATGCGGCCGGGGCTTCACCGGCGGCATGGCCGGCTTGTCCGTGCTGCCATCATTGGGGTTCGGATCGTGGGCGCGGGAGTCCTCCTGGCCGGTGGCCGGACCGTAGGGGGTGGTGTGGCCGCAGTATGTAGCCGGGCCCTTTCCGCCGGAATGGCCGTTGATGTGGTCGTTGAGCTGTTCGGGTGTCATGTTGTTGAGGTTGATTTCGGGCATAGTGTACCTTCCTTTCGCGTGCTTGGTTAATTGGGTTCGCGCCGCTCTGACCCTGCGGCCGGGATATGGCAGGATCGTCTCTGGTCAGGATACCTTGTCCAGTTCCGGCAGGCCTACCAGGGACGTCAGGATCGACACCACGCCGGCCAAAGCTGCCGTACCAATCACCGTTTTCCAATCCACTGCCGTGATCGTGACCGCGGCTGGCAGCATGGCTACCGCGGTCTGGGCCATTGTCTTGACTGATCTGCGCAGCGCAGCTCTTATCCACAGAACCGTATTCACATCTGCCCGAAAAACACAATTTTTAAACATATGTTCACCTTCCCTTCTAATTGTCAATAATGGATTCTAATAGTTCATCTCGAATTTTTTTCATACTTTCTATTCCATTTCCTGTAATCTGATGATTGAGTAATGCCGCCAAGCTTTTAGACTGTTGCTTCTGCATCTCTTCCAATGCTAACAGTCTCTTATAGTCCTTATCTGAAAGTTCCTCCAGCTTTTCCACACGTTTTGTCAAACGAAACGCGGGTTTTATCACCTTAATAACAACCGCCCCGGCTCCTCCAACAATACTCACCGCCCCACATATGGACAGCACCATCTGCAAATACTCCAATGGTAAAACCTCCCTACATTAATCTAAGCCATGGCTATTTCTTCATTTCTTCCCTAACCATCAGTGTCTGAGTCTGTCTGTATCATTTCAATCGTATTTACTGTAAAAAAGTCTTTCAATTATTTTATTATTACTTTGTTAATCACTCCTGTTGATTAATTATTTGCAACGTTTTTTAGTGGTGGACTTCCATTGAGAATATTGAGGTGTTCTTACGCATGTACTGATTGCCTTTATTAAATGTTCTGTGCTACTTCTATATTTGGACTCATGATTGGTTAACACGGGGGTGCAAATTTGTAGAAGCATAATTATGTAGCATTGACCAAAATTGAGGGGCTTTTTGGGGAACATTAATCTGTACTGCGTTATTAGCTGCCACAAGCTTTCAATATTGAAAATCTGAATTAAATACTTGACTTTCTTTTTTTATGCTCTTGTTTTTCTGCTGTTTTTTGAATATTTATGTAATAAAAAAGCGGGTGAAATGCCTGAATAATTGGGGAGTAGTGTGTGTTATACTAATTTTTCAAATCTCAACTCAGGTAAACTATCTTGGATTAAAGCACATAACTACAATTCCGATGCCAATAATTTGATCGAGTCAGGTATTTATCTTTTTAACACAAATGCTGTCTCAAATCTCCCAACATATGCAGCTGATAACGCAAACATTGTTGTGGTATTTAATTATAACAGTGTTTGCGCGTTGCAGATTTATATCGGATTCATGGGTTCGAATGCAGTTGGCGTATACATGAGAGGGTTGTGGTCCGGCAAATGGGAAAACTGGCTGCAGCTAGGATAAATCGAATGATCAATTAACGTATCCGAAGAGAAGTTAAATATCCATTAAAAGTCAACGTATTTCCTCCGGCAGAGTAAGTGCGTAAGCGTGCAATCCCGGCAGCAGTACCTGTTTTGACTATAGCGCAAAGATTAATTCTTCCGTTTTGCTTCAATGTTCCGGAAGTGCTTGGAGACGCAAAAGGACAGTTTTCGAATACTATATCGGTACTCATATACGAAGCATCGCCACCAGACGAAAAGTACGATTGACCAACAACTACATAAATTCCATTTGCAGGAAGCGACAGTTGACATATTGGGAGGTCTGATCCAGAAGGTATTGCTATAGTACCCTGTGCAGAGCTGGTTACTCCAATCTTTGTGAAATTAGTATTGCGCACATCAGTATATTAATTTATCAAAAACTTATCTTTATTCATTCTCGGTACTGTGTTCAATACTAATTTAGATAATAGCCTTAAAAATCAGCAAACCTGGAATAGCAATACATTTGATTCAATAAATGATGCAAGAGAACGGATTCTTAGATTTACGAATATTCCTCTTGCTTCCCCTGAAAATATTTCTGATATAATTGCAGCTTGCAAATATAATGGTATGTGTTTTCAAGAAAATGGACTCGGACCAGCACCTGACACAAATGCGTATTGTTTTTACTGGTGTATGAATTATGGTGGTGTGACTGCTGTTATTTGTTATGTTGCTTCAACGAACAAATTATTTACCGGAAGTATGATTAATTCTTCTTGGTCTGGTTGGTTAGAAAAATGATTATTTAAGTGCTAGATGTAACGTCAAGATAAGCTTCACGCAAAATACCATCTGCATACCATAATATTTTTAGGGAACGCTTATTCGTTGATGGATTGGTAACTATATTGAATCGTACTGGCGAAAAATAATCAGAACCATATAGCGAAACAGGAACGACATAATCCTGTCCATTGATTTTTACAACAGGTGTTCCTTGACCCGCATAGTTGCCAAGGAATATTGCTGTTAAATCATCTGGAGCTAAATTAGTTAAGCAGCCATTCAAATTAGTATAACGCCCGGAAAGCAAAAAAACGGGCTTGTATAACAATTCTATCGAATTAATACTGTGCTCAACAGTGGATTTGAGACACGAAAAATAAGCCTTCCTTCTAGCAGGCTTCAAAAATTCTAGTCTTGTGTCAGGCCTTATCCAGCTGCATACATATCGTATTCATATTTCATTTTTGCGTTTCCATTCTTGGCATAAATCCTGGTTGTCTCTACGCTGGCATGTCCCATCAAATCGCATAAGGTTGGAAGCGGCATGCCCTTATTCAATGCCCGGGTTGCAAATGTATGGCGGAGAAGGTGCGGAAAAACCCTTTTACCGATCCCCGCCGTTCTTGCAATTCGCTTTATAATGTTTTCTAAAGCGTTCTTCTTCAGTCCCTGATGTGGGGCCCGACTGGAAATAATCACCGCACCGTCCCTGCGATCCCCCAGGTATTGCTCCAGATATTCCAGCGCGCGTTCAGAAAAGAATACAATCCTCTCCTTCTGTCCCTTCCCCAACACTTTCACACAGCCCGCGGCAAGATCAATATCTTCCACTTTCATGCCCACAACTTCTGATACACGGCAACCGGTAGCCAAAAACAGCTCCAGCACTGCATTATCGCGGATATTGGCTCCACAGGCAATTCTCATCTTCTCCATTTCTCTGGGTGTCAACGCTTCTCGGATCTCAGCCACATACTTGATCGGATCCACAGTAGCCATGGGATTCTTCTGTATGTAACCTCGCTCGTGAAGGAATGTGAAAAATGAGCTGGCAATGCGGCGCTTGTGATCCTTGGTGCTGGTACTTATCTGCCGAACCTGCTCGTAATAGTTCAGACATTCCACCACATCCTCCCCTGTGATATCCTGAACTGTTTTCCCCACATACACCAACAGATCTGTCAAGAAGCGCTGGTACTGATTAACTGTGCTCGCTGAGTAATTTTCAAATCGCATTTTTCCTAGGAAAATATCTAGCTCCGGGAAGCACAATACGTTAGTGCTTAATCCTGTTTCTCGTTTTGCCACCTCGTAGTTTCGGAGCACTGCCGAAAGTGCTCCATCAATAACCTGCAGCGCAGGACGATCCAGTTCATTGGACAGCCTAGCCATCAATTCATCTTTCAGCCTTACTTCGTCCATACAAAACAACCCCTTTCCTTATAATTATGGTAACTCTATCATAAGGCAAGAGGCTTGATTTAAGCAAATTTCTTACTGTGCGCAATACTAATTTATTCTATAAAAATCACATATTAACTGTGGATGGACATCGCTTATCTTTCGGTTGGGAGACTAATCAAATATTAATTGATGAAACAGTTGTTGGATCATATGGATTTGCAGTCACCAAAGACCCTGACAGTGGAGGAAATCGTATAGGCCCGATGGGTATAGATGCTGGAGGATTCTACATTATCATTGATAATGTTTTACATCATATACAACTTTCCGACTAAGTAATTATTCAGTGGCAATAAATGTGAAATTAATAATGCAGTTTTCACCAATCATCGTAGTTGCTATATTACATGAGAGTATACCATCAGAACCAAATGTTCCCCATCCAGCCACACGATCAAAGGCGGAAATATGAAAGAATACATCATTGATAGGTTTAATTGATAAGCTTCCAAGTGATAACGGTGTACCTGCTATTTTGGGTTTCATCGCACCACTTACAAAACAAGTACGTCCCAAACGTAAGCACGAAAAATTTGATTCAGAAACGCCCGCCGTATTTGCGGTAAAAGTAAAGGATGTATCGGTTGTGAAATTAGTATTGAGCACACTATAAAGATCCATCAACACCTTCCCCTGCGCCGCCGATAACGGCAGTTTATCATTATTCGTCACGCAGTTATTCACGATCTGGCCGATCATGCATACTCCGGTATTCCAGCTTTTAAAATCATTCATGAATTTTCTAATTTTCCCCAAAAATGTTTTTGAGGTTTCTCCTGCCTCCGGTACGGGGAATTGTGTGCCGGCAGGTTCATCCAGCGCTTTGATTGTCATATTGGAAATGTCTCCGCCGGAGGAGTCGGCCTTCTTGTTCAGTTCCGCATCCAGAATATCCGCGTTATCATTAAAATCCTGAATATCAACAGGATCGATGCCTTCCGGTTTTTTTAAATTGTAATTTGGTGTTAACTGCATATTATACCTCCTTGATTGTCCTTACTTCGTCCCAGATCATTGCCCCCAACTGCTTCCATGTGTATGGTTTCAATTCCTCCCAAGTTGTGTATCGGTATTCAAACCGATAGGCCAGATGCGCCGGTTTGATATCTTCCAGCATGTTGATAAACGCCTGCATATTGCGGGGAATCCCTTTGATACCGATAAACTGAATTACAAACAGGTGGTTGGGGTTGTCCTCGATCACGTTCACTTCGCCTCCGCTAAATGTTGCCGCGGTATCTTCTATCATCCGTTTGGTCGTCGTTCCATGTCCCCGCAGCTTTGCCATCAGAATCTCCCGGCGCTGCTCATATGTCAACGACATATTGGTGGCCACCCCCAACATTTGCTCCCACCTTAACAGGCCCCAGGTCGCTGTCTCAATGAAACACTGATCCAACATGTCTCTCAGTTCATGCTGCAGCAAACCAATCTCCGGCCCTTCGGCCCGATAGATTTCCGCAAGCTCCCGTACTTCCGCCAAAAAGGGCGGTGCGTATCCGGCAAGATCCACAAAATAGTTCTCCGCCTCTGCCGGCACATCCGGCGAGGCTATCTGATACCGCTGACGGCCATAACTCTCTTTGCCATACAACTGCTACACCCCCTTCAGGTCATTCCAGCTGACAGCGCCTTTTTTCAAATAACTGCTGTCATGATTGTGGTTCTTTGCCGCCGCATCTGTAATACCATACCCTGCCAAAGTGGAAGGATTCACACCTGCCGTCACATGTCCCTGTACGTTAACGGTAACGCTTTTATAAGTTCCGGCTGCCACTCCACTGTCCGGATGAGTATAGCCGGTATTCGGCGGAACCGCCCATGTGCCGTCGCCGCGCAGAAACTGTCCTTGTTTACCGGCAGCCGGTGCGGGGACCAGCCCGCTCGTGCCGGCTGCCGAGGCAGTTGCCCCCTTTAGATCGCTGTAGGTGGTATTATAATCCGGCCCCCAAACTGCTGTTCCATCCTCCGCCCACCGTAAAATCTGGCCCCCGGATCCGCCTGCGGGAATATGTTTCGTTCCAGATGCGGTGGGGTGCACATACCGATTGGCTCCCTCTGCAATCCCGGCCAGCTTATCCAGCATATCCTGCGTCAGATTGCTCAGCACATTTTTATTGCTATGATCATGACGTTTGTTATAGGCCTCGTCATAGTTTTCCTTATCCTCTTTGCTTAAAAGTCCGTCCCCGCTCCGGGTCGCTTTCGGGATTGCGTTGGCCGAGATTGCGATCCAGCCGGTCCCATTCCACCGATAGGTATAATCCGTGTCCCTGACATTGACAGTCCAGCCGTCCTTGGGATGCGGGTATGTATCGGAGAGGTCTGAATAAGTATTAACCGATGCTTTCCAGTCGGCTTCGGCCAGGAAATCGAAAAACTTGTTGTCAATCTCACTCCTGCTATACTTATCGTCCCAGATCGGCATATTATCATTAATGGTATTTTGAATCGCTGTTTCAGCCTGAGCCGCTCTGAGACACTCTGCGTCAACCGCCTCGCTGTTTGCCTGCTCGGCGGCTTTCGCCCGTGTCTCCTCCGCGTTCACCGCCTCCTGGGTGCAGCGGACCGACTCCTGCAGCCGGTTGATATCGTCCGCCTCCACAGTGTCTCCATCCGTTTCATAGCTAATGTAAACCACGGGCTCTTCCGCATATATCTTTACCACCCGCTTCCAGGGCGCCAGGCTTGGGGTGGATAAGGTGTATGTTTCAAGACGTTTCCCAGTCAGCTTCGGTCCCGTATAGACCGCAAATGCAGCCGCGTTAATATTATCATGCTGCAACTCCCCCTCGTACACGCCATCCGTGGGATGAACCGCTTCTTCGACGACGTATACATTGCCGTCAACCTTATTCAGCTTCTCATAAAAGGTGCTTACATTCATCGTGCCACCTCCAGCGTAATTGCCCCTGGTACCGCCAGCTCCTCGTCATTCAGCGACACATTTCCGGCGTCGCCGTTCAACAGCAGGTCAAAGTAGTCCTCCACGCCATCGATCCCCAGCAGCAGATTTCCGATTTTAGCCAGGCTCACATAAGACAGGTCCAGCGCTTCCTTGCGCAGATACCCTGCCATTGCCGCCTGAAATGCGTGCTCGACAGTTCCCAGATTCGTTCCCGTCCGCACCTTGATTCCGGCGGATACATTGATGGCCTTTTCGGTCACCGACGCCACTGTGACGTCCGCGCCCACAGGGCGGAGTTCCTCGATATGCTCCTGCACCTCCTGTACCAGTCCGGCTCCGGCGGCAGACATACCTGCGTCTGAGATCACTACTTTTACAGTCCCGGGTCCATTGGCCAATGGGAATACCCGCGCCGCTCCAACTCCGTCGCATTCCATGGCCCAGTTATAATAATCATACCGGTTGCCGCTGGTGGAAGGCTTCTGCACCTTTGTCAGGTATCGGTCCAATAAAGACTCTGTCGACTCCTCATCGCTCCCACTGTCGATTATCTCCGTAAGCTCCGCTTTTGTAAGCCCCGGAATATAATCAACCGGCACCATCGCTCCCAGCTCTCTGTTTTCCAACGCGCCCGCAGTCTCACATTCCATCCGGTATGTCCGATCCCCTATGCGCTCAACGGCGACATAGTTCAGGGTTCCCAGCGAAAAACGCGCTCCCAGTTCGATCTCCATATTAAATTCCCCTTTTAACACAGCCTTTGCAGCCGGATGCGGGGTGATATTCCATTCCGAGCAGCGCCTGATCAGATATTCCCGAACCGCCGTCTCCGCAAACATCTGGTCCAACGTCCACCCAAGTTCAATGTATGCATTCTGCAATTCCACCGCGGCCGGCGCAAGCGCAGTATAAACGGGGGAGCTCTGCCTGGTATCCAATTCCGGGCTGTTTTCTTTGACGTTTCGGAGCATTCGCTCAAGAATTATTTCATACGTGGTGTCCTCATACATTACACATCAACCTCCTTGGATGCCTCTACGTCCCCATACTGCGTGTGCGCGGTAAACGTAACACTGAGCTTATGCCCCACTATGGTGAACGAAAACGCATCAACGCTCTGTATCCTGTCATCCTGCAGCAATGCTTCCCGAATGCGTTTTTTAATTTTTGACTTGGCTAACTTCATGGGTTTTCCCAGCAGACTGGTCAACTCCACACCGTAGTTCCAGTTATAAATCAGCCAGTCAAACCGTTCGGTATTGAGAATGCAGTATATCGCCTGCTGCACCGCCTCCCTTCCGTCCACACAGCCCTGCAGTCTTCCGTCTTTCAAACGGTAGGTCCGGGACGGCTGCTTGCGGATGACAAATTCCCGTCTCAATATATTGCCTGTTTTCGGCAGCATGTTCGCCTCGCCTCCTTTCTACCAGCGTTCCAGCACCAGATATTGCTGGCCGCCCTTTTTTTGTAATAACAACACGCGTTCCCCCGGCTTCAAACCATTTTTAACCGTTACGTCCACCTCTCCCAGCTGCGGGATTACCATCGTTTCCGTGTGGTCGGTCAAACGCCTGGGCACCAGTACCTGGCTGCCCTTTACGGTCGTTTTCTGGTCAATCTGTACCGCTGCCGGAGAAACGCTTACCACTGTGCCGGGAATGAGATCACAGGGGTCCCCTGCCTCCACGGCCTGCAGCATAATCCGTTTCATATTTTCAATCCATTGGGCGTCAGGCATTAATACCAGCTCCTTTCAACGTCAAATCCATGGTGTGAATTCCCTGATCGATTGTATGAGTTACCGCTTCGATCAACAGATAGTTTTGCACCTGCATTTCCCGAACATCCAGAAATACCGGCAGCAGACATCCTGCCCGCACCCGGACGTCTCCAAAGGCATTTTTAACAGACAGGCTCCTGGTCGGCTGATTGTACAGCGCCAGATAACGCTCCGCCACCTCCTGGCCGCTCACGCCTGTGTCAACGCTCTCATTTAACTGCAAAATCCCCCATTTGTTGATGTTTTCCGTGTGTTTTGTCATGTAAACATCCCGTTTTTTTGTCTGCTCGTTGTCCTGGTAGAGTTTGATCTGATTGTACGTGTTCTGGTCAATGCTGATCTTAAAATCGTAATCCTGGGCGGTTTGGTTGTCGATGGTGATCCCCAGCTTCATATTTTCAATATTCTTCAACGCCAGTTTTCCCACATCGTCGTAAAATACAAACAGATTTCCGGTATAGATCATCGTCAGGTCCAACGCGTCCAGAATAATATCAAACAGACCTTTATCCTTCATATTTCTGGACTCGATCACATACCCGGTGTCCTCAAGTTCCCCTACATTCAACTGGAAATCACCTGCAATCATGCGGATCACCTCGGTAGCGGTCTTGGCTTCATAATTATAGCTGTCTTTATTTTTGAGGTAGCGGAGCTGATCGTAAGCCGTCACCTGCATCTGACCGCCGCTGCTCCAGTTCCGCTCAAAAATAAAGCCAAAAAATACCGGCTGGCCGCCCACGTCCACCCGGATTGCATTTCCCTCTTCAATTTTCAGGCGGCTGTCCGGGAGCAGGGTGAAGGAACATTTTCCCGCCTCACCCTTACGCTTTGTCTCCCAGGTAACGCTGTCCAGCGCCACCGGCTCATAGACGGTCTGGCCGTTCTGGATATATAAATGTACATCCACTGTTTTCACCTGCCTTTATGACGGAATGGTAAGAACCTGACCGGGGTGAATCAGATTGGGATTGCTGATCTTGTCCCGGTTCAAGTCATATAGTTCCTGCCAGCGGTTGCCGTTCCCTAATAACTGTTTGGCGATTTTCCAGAGGCTGTCCCCGCTTACGACCGTATAGCTCCCGGCGTTTTCCGGCTCGCCCTTGCGCTCTGTCCCCGACTCCTCAGCAGCCTGGACCGTCCCGGCCTGATCCTCAACGAGGACAAAGTTCATGATTTTCGTGCCGTAGTTCCGGTATTCCTTTAGGGAAATGGAGACGGTCAAATCAAGCCCTTCCTTCACGTCGTCTGATACCTTATAATCTTCCAGGGTCACATCCAGATTGGTGTCAAAGGAGCTGAACCGGCCGGGACCGTCCCGGATCACGATAAATTCAAAGGGCGTTTTACTCTCTTTTAAGTCCTGAAGGTGGTCCAGAAAATCCTCCGCGTTGTCCACACTGCCGTCCCAGACCGCCGCCGGGTAATCCATCTGCGGAAATACCACGTCCAGCGATATCTCCGCCAGCCCGGCCGGCCGGACCAGATTGATCTCCTCCCCGTTTATTAAATTGGCCGTTTTATTCTGCCCCGGATAACTGATGGGAATCTTCTCGGGCGGGATGGGAAGCCGAATGTCGTCAAGATATACTTCGTAAGCCATTAAATATGCCCTCCTTCCGCCGCGGCCGCCAGAAATTCACCGGTAAACGTGGACAGGAAGCTGCCCATATCTTCGAAATCGGCCTTTTTGGTGAGCTTGTTGTTATTGCTCACATTCACCTTCAAATCCGCCAGGGTAAAGCGGTTGATGATCTCCTGCTCGGCGGCGTCGCGCATGTATTTTAGATCCTCATCCATGATATTCATGGAATCGGCCATGGCGGCGGTGTTGGCGGCGGTGTCTCCGGTATTATTATAAATTCCATCGTCCATGTCAGGAATGGTGGGATTATCCCCCACTCCACTAAATGGGAGATTAAAATTATCAAGCGTGCTTTTAATTTTATCCCCCGCTCCTTCTCCAAACTCATATCCGGTGTTCCATGAATCAGAGTATTTGAGCCGATCCATTTTGTAATCCTCTGCATTCAATTTTTCTACAACTACGGTCTGTTCACCCAAAATTTCATCTACCTGATCTGCAAAGTTGTTGCGAAATCCTTGCAGCGCCCCGGCCATATCAGTCCCCAATACTGTATCAATCAGACCCGCTGCAGTTTGAACAATTCCGATAACAAAATCCAGCATCTCCATAAAAAGCCTCAAAATTGCCCCTATGGGATCATTAAATATATTTGCAAAGAAATTCGCGAATGTAGCAAACAGATTGTACAATTCTATGACAATTCCAATAATGACATTTAGAACGCCAAAAAAAACATTTCCAATCACCGCGCCCGCCACCGCTAACGCTCCGCAAATTAAACCGGTAGCTGATATGGATGTCCCTGCAATCTTATTAATTAATGCGATAACCGCATAAAAAATCGCTATCAGCGCTATGATAGCAATGATAATCCAAGTAATCGGGCATGCCAGCATTGAGGCGTTCAGTCCATTTTTGGCGCTTATTTCAGCTATTTTTGCCGCCGTCAATGTTCCCGTCACTGCCGCATATGTTAGCTGAGCTGCTGCTAAAGCAACATGCAGTCCATAGCTTATCGCCTCAATCCCATTTGTAAGCATTTGGATCCCATAGTATACGCCTAATGCGGCTATCACTCCCCATAAAATAGGTTCTATAATTGACCAGCTACTTGATATAAAGCTACCGATCATACCCGCCGCAAATCCAATTCCGCCAAATATACCCTGTACCTGCCCGAAATCTCCCTGCAATCCTGTGGTGAAATCGCTGATTGATCTGGTTGCCGTATCTACCATTCCTCCCACAAGGCCGGACAGCCCCATATTTACGGTGCGCCCCAGGGAACCCAACGCACTTGTGGCATCATCGTATTTAACGTTGTTCAGTCCCTCTAAATTTTGAGTTGTAAGTTCTGCAGAACCGTTCAGATTTGTAAGCGCCATCACCCCTTCAGCCCCCAAATCTTTCCACATTGTTCCGAAAAGATTCACTCCTGCGATATTCTGTTTAACAGGATCGTCCATTTTGCTTATCGCATCTACCGTTTGCTGGAACGCTTGCTTTGCCGTAGCACCACCGCTTCCAAAGGCCGCCACCATTTTATCGGCATCTAAGCCGATGGCTTCAAACCCTTCCCGGGTGGTCTTACTGTCTTCGGTGGCTCGGGTAGAAAATTCCTTAATCGTGCTGCCAAGCTTATCAACAGAAAATGTACCGCTCTGTGCTCCGTTTATCAGCATATTAAACATTTCCGTGCTGTCTAATCCCAGTTTTCTAAATTGTGCGGAATTCTCGCTGATCGTATTCAACAGTTTTCCATTTTTATCCAGCCCCGCTTGTGCCCCCTGGACAAGCAGATCATAGGCCTGCGCCCCTGAGATTCCGAACTGCTTTCCCATTGTCTCCGCAGCCCTCATACTCTCAGCAATATCAAAGCCGAACGTATCTCTCAGCAACATGCCGGCCCGGGTCGCCTGCTCCAGCCCGGTTCCGGTCTGTCCGGTCAGCTGGTAAACGGTGGACATGCTCTTAGCCACATCATCCAGACTTGCTCCCACATTATCGATGTACAAATTCTCCATACTCTGTTTGGCTGTATCAAGCGTATCCCCCTTCATCCCGGTCTGGGCCTGAAGGGTATTGCCTGCCACTCGTTTGTCATTTGCTCCGGACAGAATATCTGTTAAACCAATATTTATCCCGACTTTTCCGAGTGCACCGGAAATTTTTTCCCAGGTCTTTTTAAATTTTTGAACCTGCTTATTCCCCTGCGCGATCTCCTGATTCAGCTTATCATCCTGGTCTTTGACCCGCTCAACCGCTTCTTCCACTTGAGTAATCTCTGCTTCTGTCTCAATCAATTTCCTGCCGTTATCATTGATCCGCGCAGTATCAAACGCCTGGCTGTATGCCTTTGACACATCGCCCAGAGATACAACCATTATATTCATTGTATTTGTTATATTCTGCAATACCGGAGACGTACCATTAAACATCTGTATGGATGCCTGCACATTTGCCATAGTCTCACTTCCTTTCGCCAAAAGAACGTTCTCCATATCAAATCTCACCGCGCTATCAGAATTTGTTCTTAACCATAGCGCGGTGAGGAACTCTTTTTATCTTTTTCGTTTACTTCTTGCCTTCTGTGCCTCTTTTTTATCCTTCTCTAACTTCAGCTCTACCGCGGCGATCACAACCGCTTTTTCGTAGCGGTCCAGGCTCAGAAATTCATGAGGCCATCTATGAAGCTTATGGAGGCAATAGTAAGCGATATTCGCTTCCACATCGCCTCCATCAATCAGTTTTTTGCTTCGCTAACCAGCTCGTCCATGGGAACGTCAAAACCATTGACTGCCTGCACCTTTTCCAGGTAATTCGCGTACTCGCCCGCAGTCAGCATAGCTTTCAAAAGTGAGTCCGCCCCCATCACGCCATAGGAGTCCTGGAGCTCTTTATCATTCAAATTCGGGAAAACCGTACATTTGGCTGCAAGCCTGCCGAGATACAGATTATAATCCGTCTCCTGGGTATACTGCCCCCTCTTTCCTGTAACCGGCACTCTTTTGGTACAATCTTTTCTCAGAACTTCGTCATCTTTGGACGTGATCGCCTGAATTTCCCATAACATCGGATTCTTGCTCTTGTCCCGGAAACGCTTTGAAGCAATAAAGGTCTCATTCTCCGCTTTTAATGCATTCTGTGCTAAAAAACAGCTCAAATCTCCCATCGTCTCTCACTCTCCCTCTCTTACAGCATTCCGCTCATAGTTCCAAACATCTCCGGGATCTCAAAATCCTCGAAGGTGAAGTCCGCATCCTCGTCCAGGTACTCCGCGTCCGCGTCGAACTTGGCCAGAATTCCGCCATCCAGATTGCAGTCCTTCAGGATCACAGTCTGCCGTCCGACGCTGCTGGTCGGGTCCTCGTTGGTAATCTGAATGTCAAAATACACATCCTCACCGGTCTCCTTGTACCGGTACAGCAGCTGGCGGAAAATACTGGTGTTATAGTGGAATGTGGCCGACCCGCTGCCCTTCCAGCCGGTGGTTTTGTTTCCTTTGCCGGTCTTTCCCAGGATCGGGATCTCAGACTTGGTTTTCTCGATGCTGGCCTCCAGGTTGATGGCCTGCATAAAATTATAGCGGTTTCCTTCAATGGTGACAAAACACTCTGCCAGAGACGCGCTGATGGCGTCCTTTGCGTTCATAATCGGATTATTCAGCATATTCTCTCACTCCTCCCTTACTGTACAACTACTGTCATGTAAAGCTGTGCCATGGCGTTAACCGGCGTCACCGGACAGCTGGCGACGATGGACTTTTTGCCTTCGCCCTTGGTGATTACGATATCATCCGCCTTGAAATTCTCAATGGCGCGGAGCTTCTCCAGCTCCCGGTAATACGTCACCACATCATTCCAAAGGCTCACGCGCCCCGCCTCGTCATTGGGAATTTTCCCCAGATACTTATTTCCGAACAGCGCGGCGATATCATTACCGATCTGATCCAGCACGCGCATGGTCTGGTTGCTGGAAAAGTCTCTGCCTTTTTCCTCGGTATACGTTACCAGCGTATTAATATCTTCCAGAACGCGGGTTTCATTTCCTACCCTGTGCAGGATAAATTTTCCGGCCTTAACGGCATCCTCCAGCGCTTTCTGGGTATAGGCGGTATCCGCAGCGTACTCTCCGTCATAAGTCTTGTTGGTATTGGAGGCATTAACCGCGCATCCGGCAATCGCCCCGGTAACCCAATATACCAGCGCGCAGGCCTCCGTGCTCAGCTGCGCCCCGCTTTCCTCTGCCGCCGCGCTGCCCGCGGTAACATTCTCCAGGGAAACTATCCCCTCGCAATCCGCCGCGCTGCGGAACAGGACCGTCTGGAATTTAATTCCCATCTCATCACGCATACTCTTAGTAAAGTCGGCAAACAGCGTTTTAACTTCCTCGTCATCCGAGACCAGCCCCAGCGCGTGGAAGGAATAGCTCTGGATCTGATCCAGGAATTTCTGGTAATCCGCCTTCGCCGGAGTCCCGTTGGTTCCTCCGGTAAAGGGAACGCCCGCGGTCGCCTGCAATGCCGTTTCCCGTTTAAACGCCACATAGGCATTATCCTTTAATTCCGCAGCCGCAGATACCTCCTGAACGTCCATCTCATTTCCATCCAGGCAAGTTTTTACGGTATAACGCTCCCCCTCCTGCTCGATCACCAGGCGCAGGTCGTTGCCCCGCACTCCTGCGTAACGGGCCGCCGCGTAATCGCAGGCCGCCTGTTTTCCGCCGCCGTTTACCCGGTAGCCGTACAAGGTCCGCGCATTCTTAAACAGATCGCGGATTCCCTTTACCTTCTCGTGGTTGTACTCATAACCGAACAGCTCCGGGCAGCGCTCCGCCAGGTCCGAGGCCTCCAGGGTAAATACCTCGCCGGCCGTACCCCAGTCCATCTCCAGGGGCATCGCCACATAACCCCGCTCCGACAGAACCACTCCAGTCCGAGCCGCAGACACAAAATTGATATACGCTCCGGGCAAAATCTTATTTCTCTCCTTAAAACTTCCGCCTCCAAGTGCCATACTATTTCACCATTCCTTTCTCAATCTCAATCGTTTCCATTGTTGTTTCCTCCTGTCTCGTCTTGATGACGAACAGGTTGTAGCTGACCCGGAATATTAACTGCCTCCTTTCCAGGTCAGGCAACGCGCTCCGGCCGGTTCCCCGCAGCCGGCTGCCGTCTGCAAGAGTGACCGATTCCATACCATTCATCAGAACTTCCGCTGCCCGGTTCATTTCCCGGACAATCCCGGGCGTCTCCTCCGGCTGATACCGGATCAAAATCTCCGTTTTCCGGAAATACCTGGGGCCGATCATGGGCTTCTCCGTTGACTCCTGAAGCTGCACAAAAAAACAGGGGCCATTTGTCCCCTGCTCTGCCGGCTCGGTACAGATCCCGTATTCATCGCCAAACAACTCCCGGAGTCTGCCAACGACCGCATCCAAGATGTCATTGTACATTAAATCACCCCTTTCCAAATGGATAACCGGCCGGTATCTTTAAGCTGCGCATTTGCCGTTTCCTTCAGCTGTTCCTTAATCCACAACGCAATTCCTCCTTCCTGCTTTATTGTGATATCCACCATTTCAAAAACAGCGCCCGGACCTTAACTTCCAGACGCTGTCTTATAAGTTGGAGCGGCCTTAAGTCTTTTGCCTTTTGGCCTATTTTTATTCTACTACGATGTACGCGATATAGATGATGTATTTAAACGATTTTGCATTTTTTTAAATATTTGTCCCGAACGTAAAGTCTGGGGTAGTCCGGGCTGCCGGCATATCCGGTTTTCAGCGCAATTTTGGGCCAGCTCATCCCATCCACATAAAACATCTTAAAAATGCATCGGGCTTGTCCGTCGTCAATATTCTGAATCCATTTCTCCACCGCCTGAACCTGGTCTTTCTTCTGTTCCAATATCCTTTGACGGCACTCGTATAACGGCCAGTCAAATCCCACAATGCGCTGAGGCCTGCCATATCCCGTGCGGTAATCGAGAATTGTGCTGCTCCCCAGACCGGAATCAGTGGTCCGCATTTCTTCCAGTTCCATCTCCAGAATCGGAATTTCCCGCTTAAGCTTCTTATAATTATCCAAAAGTTTTTTCGTCATTTTCACATGCTCCATTCATAGTACCTCCTGTCAGCAAATCTTATGAATCCCCCGGCGCCTGCGATCTCCGCCCGCAGGCAGCTGCTCTCCACCAATGCTGCGCCTGCGATGATCCTCTGCAGGTTTGCAGCCTGTCCACACCGGCCGCCCTCAGGCGGTCTTTCTTTTGTAACCCGCAGCTGTCATAATTCTGTCCTGGACCTGTAGGGCAATTTCCTGCTTCTTATTCTCCGGGAGCTCCTCAAACCGGAAAACCTCGCCGGATACCTCAATCGTATTTACTATTTCAGGCAATTTGATAGAACCATCCCCTCTCTCTAAATTTTATGAGACAGGGATTGTACATATTGCCTGTATTCCCACGTTCCTCCTTTTTACAGGTTGACACCTCCTTGTGATAGTGATATAATCATTGTATTCGAACATATGTTCTGTTATTAAGTTCTCGACACTTATCGTGTCGTTTTTGTATAAAAATATACCCTGGAGCTTATTTTGTTTTCGGACACTCCTCATTTTTATTCAATTCTCCTGATCGAATGTCACATTTCGTGTCTATCTTTGTTATAGCATGCTTTGCCTCCACTGTCAACTGTATTTCCACATTCCGTGTCATCATTACATTTACAAGATTCACAAAATGTGATACGATACAGTTATGGAGGTAGACCGTATGGGGAATTTTAAGAATGTTTTTAAATCGCTGCGAACTGAGAATGGTTACACCCAGGATGGGCTTGCTGATATGCTGGGCATATCCCGGAGCGCTGTCAGTATGTACGAAAATGGCAACCGGGAGCCGGATCTTAAAACCCTGGAAGCCATAGCGGATCTGTTTAAAGTTGATATGGATTATCTCCTGGGGCGAAGCTCGGCAACCACCGCCGTGGCAGCCACCCCGGAACGCTATATCGCCCCAAACTGTGATGATCTGATCACCGTGTACACCAGAAGCAGAAAAAACCTCTCCCAGGAAGAAAAAATGAGACTTGCCCGTATCATATTATCAGATGATGACGAGGAGTAATAAAATGGATTTTGAGCAGTTGTATGAAATCATTTTTAAGATCTACACAGACTGCAACGTGACGGAATTTCCCATTGATTGTTTTGAAGTGGTCCGCAGATGCGGCTATCGAATCAAACGTTATTCCGAACTCACCCCAAAGAAAAAAGAGGCGTGTATGCGCCTGAGCCCCGATGCCTGCATCGTGAAGGACACGCTGTATTATCAGGATCAGAATATTCCGGAACGAACACGTTTCTCCGTTATGCACGAATTGGGACACGTTTTCCTCCAGACACCCGTTGAGGAAACAGCGGATACCTTCTCCAGCCATATCCTGGCCCCCCGGATCATGATACACAAGAACGGCTGCCAAAATGCAGAACAGATCCATGAGACCTTTGGCCTGTCCTACACCGCTTCAAACCGCGCCCTGTCGGATTACCGCCAATGGTTCACCAGAATCAGCCGCCGTTCCCCCAGAAGGCCGCTGGCGATCGAGCAGAAATTGGAGTCCAGGTTCCGCCCGCTGCCGGAAGAGCCGGCGTCCCGTCCCTCCCGGCGCAGCCAGGCGAAAAAGCGTCTCACCAAACGCCAGCGCGAGATGGACGAGCGGGCATCGTTTTTCCAGGAACAACGGTTGATCTATGGGGAGGACTATGTGTTCCACATGCTGGAAGAGCAGTGGTTATGCGGAAATGCACGGTGATAAAACCCGAAGCTGTTTTAAAGCGGATACCCCCATCAAACCTCTCAATTAATTGACCAATCAAAACGTCCTTTATTAACCCATCCATACCATATAAAATGTGAGGTAATTTTAATGAAAAAAGCAAGGTTATTCATCGCAACCGCCATCGCTGCAACCGCCATCAGCTTCACCGCCTTCGCCGGCGAATGGAAGCAGGACACCACCGGCTGGTGGTATGAGAATGACGACGGAAGCTTTACCACAAGCGCGTGGCAGGTCATTGGCGGCAAATCCTATCTGTTCGACGCCAACGGATATATGCGTACCGGATGGATCCAGACCACCAGCGGAAATTGGTACTATCTCAATCCGTCAGGAGAAATCCGCTACGAGGATCTGGACGAAAACGGTGTGATCTACCATTTTGACTCCAAGGGAATCTGCACCAACCCCGGTGAGAATGGGAGCGAGAGCGGGAACGGGCTTAATTTCAACAGCGATTACCAGTCCATCCTCGACATGGAACGCCTAAGGGCCGAAAAAAGGCTTATGGATCAGGACAACAACAGCCAGAATTACGAGGAATCCATTGTCTATGAACATGACGTCGCCCCCACCACTCCGACAAACAGGTATGGGCTGTCCGATATGCAGTTTTAAATAGCGCGGCTGTCCGCCGGGGACAGCAACCGCTATCTGATTTGTATGGGCCGACGGATAATCCGGCGGCCCTGATACATTTACCCCGGATATATACTCTAACTTACCCGAGCCCCTTTTGGAGTTTCCTTCCGCTTATAAATTCTACCTTGAAATCGCCTGTTCCCTCATCCTCCATCGTTGTTGTTTCAATTTATGAAATATGGGATCATCCCTCTTATGCTTTTGCAAGGGCGCATTTTTTACGCTCATCCCCCGTACAATGCATCAGGAGATGATCACATGCCCCAAGTAACCATCGGCGCCGCCTACATCCGCGTCAGCACCGACGACCAGACAGAGCTGTCCCCGGACGCCCAGCTGCGCGTAATTTTAGAGCGCTCCAAGTCCGACGGCGTCACCATCCCGCCGGAATTCATATTCATCGAGAAAAAAGGCATCAGCGGCCGCAAAGCGGAGAACCGCCCGGAATTTCAGCGCATGATCGCCATTGCCAAAAGCCAGAAGCCCTCCCCTTTCCGCCGTCTCTATCTGTGGAAATTTTCCCGTTTCGCCCGCAACCAGGAGGAGAGCGCATTTTACAAAGGAATCCTGCGCAAGAAATGCAGCGTGGAGGTCGTCAGCGTGTCCGAACCCATCATGGAAGGCATGTTTGGCCGCCTGATCGAGATGATCATCGAGTGGTTCGACGAATACTATTCCGTCAACCTCTCCGGCGAGGTCCTGCGCGGTATGAAGGAAAAGGCCCTGCGCCAGGGCTACCAGCTGCGCCCCTGTCTGGGCTACAACGCGGCCGGCGGCGGGAAACCCTACACCATCAACGAATCCGAGTACGCCGTGGCAGAGCGTATTTTCCGGGAGTATTACAACGGCCTGGATCTTACCGGCGTGGCTCGCAAGCTGAACGGCCTTGGCCTTCGCACCAAGACAGGCAACCGGTTCGACCGCCGTTCCGTGGAACGCATATTGAAAAACCGCTTCTACCTGGGGGAGGTGATTTGGAACGGAATCACGTTCACCGGCGCCCATGAGACGCGCCCGTCCATCACGTCCATTTTCGAGGCTGTACAGAACCGGCTGGAATCCGAGTACCGCCCACTTGGCCGTCGGGAAGTCTCGGCCAACGCCCACTGGCTGTCCGGCCTTCTGCGCTGCAGCGTATGCGGCGGTAACCTGGGCTACAACCGCTCCAACAATCCCAAACGGCGGCCGGATTTCTTCCAGTGTTGGAAATACGCCAAGGGCGTCCACCCGGAGTCCTGCGCCATCACCGCCCGCCGGGCCGAGGCCGCGGTGATCGAATCCCTGCGCCAGGTGATCTCCACCGGCCAGGTGGAATACGAATACATTCCCCGCCGGGAAGAAACCGCTCACGACGAGGAATCCGATCTGCGCGATGCCCTGGCCCGCCTGTCTATGAAGGAAACCCGCGTGCGGGACGCATACGAAAATGGTATCGACACCCTGGAGGAATACCGTGAGAACCGGCGCCGTCTGAACGCCGAGCGGGATGAACTCACCCAGGCCCTGGACCTGCTCCATAAGGCCGCCGCGCCCCCGGAAAATATCCCGGACAGCCACGAAGTCGTTCGCCGGATCCAGACCGTCTACGACCTCTTAATCAGCCCGGACGTGGACTTCGCCATCAAGGGAAACGCCCTGCGCAGCGTGGTGAAATACATCGAGTTTGACCGCAGAAACGACCGCATTTCCATGCGATACTATATATCATAAGCTCTTGACATGCAAAAAGAATCTTGTTCTGATGATCATATTATGATAAAATTAGGATAAAATAAATGCAATATCATGAAAGGAGCGTTTGAATATGATCCAAATTCGGCCCGTTTCTGACCTTAGAAATAAGTTCCCGGAGATTGAAGCCATTGTAAATGAAGGAAAACCCGTCTATCTGACTAAAAACGGTTATGGTGCAATGGTGGTATTAAGTCTGGAAGAATATGAAAACCTGACGAGCAGCATCGAAGCCAAGCTTGACGAAGCCGATAAGCAGGCTGCCGCGTCAGGCGAGAGACTTTCCCACGATACGGTTTTCGACCACGCAAGGAGCGCGATACATGGAAAATAAATCCTATCAGCTTAGGTATCTGCCGCTTTTCGAGCAGGATTTGATCAGCACCGCAAATTACATTGCAAATGTGTTGAAAAATGAAGAAGCGGCATTGCGCCTGATTGACGACGTGGAGACTGCCATACTGGGAAGGCTGAGTAATCCCACCGCCTTTGAGCCATACCGTTCCGCCAAAAAGCGCGATTCACTTTATTACCGGATTTATGTCAAAAATTACGTTGTCTATTATGTGGTAATCGGCAATGTTATGGAAGTCCGCCGCCTGATCTACGGGGCAAGGGATACGGACAGACACTTATGAGTTTTCCGTACGGTATTACACATCATGAGTTACTGCCATACGGGGGACCGGACGGCGAAATGGGCGCTTCCCTTCGCTATCTCTCCCAGCGCTACACCATGCCCTACAAGGAGTGCAAAGGCGCTCTCACCGATATTGGAACGGAAGAATAGGTACACAAACTCTATACATACTACAAAAAGGCGGCCCGAACATTGGGCCGCCCTATTAGTCCTCATCATATTCTATTAAATCACCCACGCCGCATTCGAAATATTCGCACAGCTTACAGACAAGGCGCGCGTCAATCCGCTGGAACTCATCCCGACAATACCGGTTAAAATTCGCCCGCGGAATATCCAGATCCTTGCATATTGCATTCTTGCTGATCCCATATTTCTCCAATAACTCATTGATATTCATGTGCAAATGTGCCATTACAATTCGAAAAGTTGGAAAATCCATCCTTTTAATTCAGGATGATCTTCTTCGTATTTTTGAACAAATGCGTCCATGTCATACGGCTCATCAACCGGGACAATTTCCTCATGATATCCATTTAAAGCTCTAAGCCCATTGTCGTCGTATACCTGCATCGTTTCCGGGTTTATAATCTCATCTCTGGCAACTACTTTAATATTTTTCATTTGCGCCCTCCATAATTTCTAATAGACATCTAACACTTTATAAATTATACCATTTTTCGTGCTTAAAAGCAAATAGGTGTTCGATTTTCTCTAATTAAAATAGTGATTTAGATAATGTAAAAATGGTAGAAATTATCGAATTTGGATTTAATGAACATGTTACTGCAAATTCTATAAACGGAACTATGGTCAATGGTATCGTTTGTATATCAGGAACTGTAGTATGTGACGTTTCTGGAACCAATCTATCTTTGATCGGAATACAAACGCTTAAAGCACGTCCTAAAAGCAATCATGTATCATTTTGCGGGGCATTTTCTTCTCAGAACGGGGATGTACTAATTAAATCCAATGGAGAAATTGTTTTTAATTTGCCAGCCGCCGGAGCATACGCCTTTTCTATTGCGTATAATGTAATTTGAATGATCATTTTTAGCGGTAAAAAACGGCGGTAGCGGTGGATTCACGCACATCAGTATCGCCTAAATACGCGCTGACAAGACTTACCGTTCCAGGTGATACTGCGATACGAAACATAGCAATTTCGCCCGCTGCATTGTAACCATTACAATAGAAGATCCCACCTGATATTAATTCGTCACGCACAAAATAATACGTTACACCATATCGATAGTTTCCGGATTGCGCGTAACACTGTATACTCAATTCGCGGAATGAACCAGGAAGAGAGATATCCTGGACTCCCATAGACGTTCCACCAGATTTCCACGCTAAATCACTATTTTCACGGTTGATTTTTCGAACATATGTTTGTATAATGAAATAGAGGTGATCCGTTATGACGAAACGAGTATATGTTATCGCGTCCTTCAACCCCGACGGGAAGGTCATGCCGCTCTGGCTGCGGCTATCCCTGGACAAAGGCGCGCCCGCCTACAAAATTATAGATTGCAAATGCCTGTCCATGCCGAACCGGTACGCGAATTATGCAGACTTCCGCTGTATCGCCACCGCGGGCCAGCATACCCACGAGGTAACGCTGCGGTTCTATGCGCAGGAATGCAAGTGGTATCTGACCGTCAACAATTCCTCCTCGCTGGCGGTGGAGTAAAAAAATAGGGCGCTCCATGCGCCCATTTCTATGCTCGGAATTGTGAGCAGCCATATCATAGATACTCACTCTCCATCAAGTCTCTCATTCTGATCCCCAGCCCCTTAGCCAGTTGTTCCACTGTGTCAATCCGCGGGCGTGATCCGCGCCTGATCTCATGTACCAGGGACCGGGGAAGGCCGGTAAGATCGCTCACCTGCCGTTCTGATATATTCCGTTGCTCCATAATCTCATCAAGCAGTATCTTCATACTCTCATTATACTGCCCTTCCCCCGCGGGATGGCCTGGCAATTACTGGCAGTTTTGAGGCATAAAAAAAGCCCGCCGGGCAGGGGCGGGCAGACAGCGGGATCAATGCCATCATTGCCCGTGTCTGGGATTAGTATACTGCTTGTACCAGCATGATGCTACTGGCAAATTATGCCATAAAAATAGCGCTGGAATAATGATGTAGACACAAAAATAGTGCCAGGATTACTCCAAGCACTATTTTCTGAAGCGTAAACTTCAATGTATATGTTTCAATTCACAGGGAAAAACCCTGAACAGGCAATATGCCTGATAGCAAATGCTATATCAACATAGTACCAGCCAGGGCAGAAATTGTCAAGGTTTTCGGCCCACTGAGAGATCACCGGAACAGCACGAAAAAAGCACCAGGATTACTCCAAGCGCTTTTCCCGTAGCCACAGCATAAATGCTATACTATATGTTTCAATTCACAGGGAAAAACCCTGAACAGGCAATATGCCTGATAGCAAATGCTATACCTATATAGTACCAATCGCTGGCAGCGTTGTCAAGCCTTTTCCCGATTCTCAGCCCACCGATCACGGGCCGCCCTGCACTCCTCCAGGCTCTGGCGAACGCAAGAGAACAGCTCCCCATCCTCCGCCCGGTAGTCATACTGCATCATCTTCCGGCCAGAGACGGGAGATGTATCACTTATAGGTTTTATCCGCGTATTTTCTGGCCAGATTCATATATTCAAAACGTTCTATGAATGTGCCATTTATCCGCAATGTCCAGTTCATAGCCCAGCCGGTTATTGACAAAACCTTCCCGTTACTTAGAGTTCTTTCAATACCATGTGGGATTCGCTTATATCTCATAGGGCAATCTTTCTGCCCTCGTAACCTCCGGGGCGGGCTATCTGTTAAATCAGTTCCCAACAGTCCCAGTAATCCCATTCTTCTCCGTCAACAGTTATGGTGTTGTTCTGACAAAACTCCTGGAGCCATTCGTCGTATTCTTCCGCGCTATCGCTCCAAAAATTCTTCTCTTTCAGCCAACTCCGCAATGCGGAAACGGTTGGGAATGACATTTCGATTCCCTTTGCCATTGCTTCCTCCTTTTCTCCCGGCATTACCCGGCCGGGGCGGGAACTTTTACCTGGCTACAATGAAATACTTGTAGTCAATTATGCCCTCACTCATTTTGAGTATGTAGCCGTTATTATGGGCAAGGGTGATTTTGAAACCCTGTTTAACGAGGTTTCCGATCAGCATATCTAATCGCTTGACGTCTATCTGTATTGTTACGACCTGGGTCATGCCATTCCCTCTTTTCTCCGGCGGGACCGCCGCCGGTCGGTATATTCCTTACGCCAAAATCTCAACCACAACCGGGTCCTCGATGATCAGTTCGCCCATGTCCTCACCGCCCATTGCGCAATCCCCGCAAATGATAGCCGCATAGTCTCCGTAGTAGTCGCCTGCGTATTGCAGATCTTTTACATTGATTCCGCAAATTCCCGCCAGCTCCTCGTCGGTTTCGTTTCCGTCTACCCATACGTGGGAAATGTGATCGATCTCGCCCAGTTTGAACGGAACATCCTGAATGCGTACGGCTACAAAATCATAATCGCCATCACCGGACCAGTGATATCTATTGTAGATTTCCTCGGCGTTGATCATTTCGTTTACCTTTAACATTTTGTTGTCCTCCGTTCCTTTGATGATTTAATTATATGATATTCGTACGAATATATCAATAGACATTATTCACAATTCGTACGAACATTTTTTGTATAATTCGTACGAATAAATATAGGCACTTGAATTATTCGTGCGAATAGGTTATTCTATAATTATAAAAGGAGGTCATGTATATGGATGTCATAAAAAGAAATGTTCTATTTAATAAGCCCGGAGGAACTGCCAGCAAAAATGCAATGATGGTCAGGGTAACGCTTCCCCCTGAGTATGTAAAAGAATTGGGAATAACCCCAGATGAAAAAGAAATTATTATGTATATGGAAGAGGATAAACTAATAATTAAAAAATCCCAAAATTCGTACGAATAGCCATTGACATATTCGTACGAATGCGTTATAATAAAGATAGTTAAGAGAGGCAAGGCCTTAACGAATACAAGGAGGAAGGAAATGCACGAAGATATGAGCGTATTCAAAAGCTATTTAAGAAGGCTGTTACAGGATTTGAAGGATTTGAAAGAAGCGCTGAAAAGCAAAGAATATGAGAGAGCCGAGATAATGGTTGACAAACTCATAGAAGATACGCAAAAGGGTATCGAGGACAACTAAAAAAGCCCCTCGCATGAGGGACGGACAATGAACAAGGGAGGGCGGGCTTGCCACCGCTCCCCCATTCACAGATATTATAGCAGAAATGACAGGAGGGCGCAAGATGGTTCACAGCATAAAAATGGCGAAAGCCAGGAAATTATATAATGGATTCAAGGGTTATTCTACCCTTGCAGCCGTTGAGAATCAAATCCCCGAGGAACTGATCCCACAGCTCACCGCCCGGCAGTTGGCCCTTGTGATGGACGCAATCAACGCGGCATACCAGCGTGGCCGTGCCAGTACCGGCGCGGAAATGGTAGATACTGATTGCGTGTGGATTAACGGAATCAACCGTATGATAGAGTGGGAAGAGGTAGGGGCAGTGTATGAGCGTGTCACCGAACAGGACGGGGGCTGTAAGGTGACAAAGTCCGTCAAAGTAAAAGACGGTGAGCTGGTATGCCGATTCTGCTAAGGAGGATCCATTGGGAACAAAGCACAGAAAAATAGAAATTGGCCAGACATACGGACGACTTACAGTACGTGAATACCTTGGCCTTATTCCATACAATGGGACTAATCGTAATCGGCATATGTACCGCTGCGAATGCTCTTGTGGAAATTTTATTGACCTTCCCGGTACTTACATTGGGAAGGCATGGAAAAGCTGCGGATGTCTGCAAAAAGAAAGTCGTGAAAAGCCAATACCGGCCGGTACACGTTTTGGCCGTCTGACCGTAATAGAGCCGCATGATCTCATACCGGGCAGGGGATACCGGTATAAGTGCCAATGTGATTGCGGGAATATAATCATTTCCCGCGGGGATATGCTGAGAAGAGGAGAAGTCCAGAGCTGCGGCTGCCTTCATGATGAATTGTTCAGGGAAAATTCGAAAATAGCGTACAAAAATAGTTTCGTTGATGGCACAAATGTGCCGCGTATCGCCTCAACCCAAACCGTTCAGCGCAACAATACCTCCGGGGTAACGGGGGTAACATGGCACAAAGGCACTGGAAAATGGAGAGCAAGTATTTCGTTCAAAGGTAAGTCGTATAGTTTGGGATACTATACAGAAATACCGCTCGCGGCGAAAGCCAGAAAAACGGCGGAAGATGAATTATTTGGAGATTTTTTGAAATGGTACGCGGAAGAATACCCTGAAAATTGGAAGCGTATCCAAAAAAGGCAACAAAAAAAGCACCCTTAATGAGTGCTTTTTTGTTGCGTTTCCGCCACACATAAATATTTAATTATTTCAATCCGCGTGGGAAGGATCGGGTTCCCACTCGCTGTCGGTGATCCCATCCATCACCCAGCGACACCATAATTATAACAGCTCGCGATATATTTCGCAAGAAAAAAGCCCACTTTCATAGGCTTTTTTCTTTTGGCTTTCGCCATACGTGAAAATATAATTTTTTCAATCCGCGCAGGGAGGAGTAGGGTCCCCACTCGCCATTGACGGTCCCATCCACCGTCTGGCGACATGTCTTTCGACACCATTACTATACCACATCTGGAGGCATTTTTCAACTAATTTTATACTATTCTCCCAGCCCGGGATACCGCAGAGCGCCGTCCTTATCCGGCGTAAGCGTCACCGGCTCGGTGATCATTCGGCCCTCATCGTCCAGGACGTACCACTTGCCATCCAGCGTCAGGCGGCCCGTACACATGGCCCCGTCTCCGCCCAGGTAATACCAGTGATCCTTGTACCAATACCACGTGTCGTGCACCATCCGGCCAGTGCCGTCAAACCAGTACCACTTCCCGTTGGTGTCCTGATACCAAGCGTTGCGGACGAAAAAGCCGTCCGTCCCCAAATAGTAGCGCCAGCCGTCCTCCTCCTGGTGCCACCCCGGGATGTATGCGGGCTGTACCGGCTCCGCGTCGTCCGGGATGTACCGGCGGACGCATACAAGGCCCTTGCGCCACCCGCCAGGGGCCAGGGTATTGTATCGGCTGCGGCAGTACGCCGCCATATCCTTATAGGACGGCCGCCCGCTGCCGTGACCGCATAAGATCACCTTGTCGCCGTCCATGCTGTAGACCATCTCCACATGGCCGATCCGCTTGGGGCGGCTGGCGTCGTTACCGGCATACAGCAGCATGTCCCCGGGGCGCAGGCAGTCCGCCGCCGGAACTCCATCGGAGATCGGCACATCCACCGTTTCCAACCTGCTGGACGTATACATTCCGGCGGTATTCGTGATCCCCCAGCCCTCCCCAGCCTCCTGGTAAGTATAGCAGATGGAGCTGCTGCAATCGCTGTAGTAGTTGCCGTCCTTGTGCTTCCTGAAGCAATAATCCCTCAACGGCTGGCTGTACAGGTTCCGGCCGATCAGTGTCCCATACTTGGCGGCCACCGCCGCCCGTCTCTCATGTGCTGTCAATGTGCACCTCCTAAAATAATAAGGCCCCGGGGATCGCCCAGGGCCAAAGAACAATCGCTTATTCAGTTACGCCAGGGCCATGATCCGGGTCCTGGTTTTGCCAGATGGGAGCGCCACCCTCATACCCGCCCTTACCCTCGCCCGGGCCAGGACCGGGAACCGTGTGACCGCAATCGTCATCCGCGGGGGACAGATTGTTATGGTCGTTGATGTCGCAATGTTCCGCGTCATGCGGTTCGCAATCCCTGTGTAATCTATCTTCCTTCTTGATCTCTTCCATGTTGTTCTCCTCTCTGCTCTGTTAATATGTTATCCCAGCTCTTACCCTGCTGGCGGGAGAATAGGATCACCTCCGGCTATTTAGGGGCCACCTCGTCCTTGTTATCGGGTAACTCGCTTGTGTACTTTTTCAGACCGTCTCGGATCACCTGCCAAAGGCGTTTAACCGGCAGCCCGCATAATGTCATATTTTTAAGTATGCTCACAACCTCATAGGCAATATAGAGCAACGCGAAAAACTCGGCCACGCCTATATGGTTCGCCGGAAGGTATGCCCTGGCTGCCGCCGGGATAAAACCGATCAAATTCAGTCCGACGATCCGATCCAAGATCAGCAGGAATGCAACAGATACCAGCATGGATATCTTTCGGATTGCCCCATCAATCCCAAAGCAGCTATTAAATTCCCTCTCTTTAATTGCTCGAATACAGCCAAATACCGTATCCATTACAACCGCCACAATTACCACCTTGATGATCTGACTCGCCCAAGCCATTGCAATTAATTCCTCTACTCTTTCCACTTTCATATACCTCACCTTTCCTTATTTTCGGGATTGTCCGCCAGCCACTTGTCAACTTTGGCCCGCCAGAACGCCGGAACCTCTTCCAGCGTCATGATACCGGCCCTGATCCTCAAACCGTAAAATGCGCCCATTATGCCATCACCTCCCCCGCAATCTCACCCACAACGGTTCCCAGGTCATTGATTGCCCCGTCCTGCACTTCCTGGCCGGTTTCAACAGCTCCCACACGCTCCTCCAGCCTCTCCAGGTCCGTCTTGGGCCGCAGACGGTAACTGGTAAGCACAGTGCCATCGGCGGCCACCTTAGACGTCTCGTCGTCCAGCACCAGGTCCGTATAGTTCCCCGCCGTCAGTCCGGCCTCGTTCTTAACCTGGACCACGGACAGATTCTCCGGCGTCAGCTTGGCCCATGTGGCAGCCATAGC